AGGTACAAAAGATTACGCCAAAGATTTAAAAGTATTAGCAGACTTGACTGGTAAAGATGCTAAGAAGGCAATGGAAGAAGCTCAGAAGAAATCATTGGAAGCAGATATACTTGCTAAGTTGTCCCCGGAAGAAGCAGAAAAGTTTCAAAAGGCCTACGCCTCTATGCCGGATTATGCTAAGAAAGGCTTTTTACAGTATGTATCATCGGGTGGTACAGCAATTGCTGATGCTAGTACAAACATCATGATGAGTCAAAACGCTGAATTTGAAAAATTAGTTAAAGGCAGTTACGATAGCATCAAGGATTCCTCTAAAAACGCTTCGGACATACAACAACAGGTTTTAGTTGGCGCATCTCGTGTTAGCAAAGAGCAAGAAAAATTAGCAAAAGAAGGTGGCGCCGCAATTAACCAAGCCGCAACAATGGGCATAGGTGGTGTTGTGGGCGAAACAGCTACTATGGCTAATGCTATGATTGCTGCCGGACGATACCAAGAAGAAGCAGTTACAGCGTCGGGAGTTGCCGCAACAGCACAAAGCGAAGCAACAGATGGGGCAACACGTGGCTTTGTACAAGCCACAGAAGCCGCAACTAATTTTAGTATTAAAGTTGAAGAATTAGCTACACAGGCATTGCCTAAGTATGCAGATATACTAGCCAAATCATTGCAAACAATGGTAGAAATGTTACGCAAGGCTGGTGTTAACATTGCTGAAACAGCAGACGAAGCTGCCGCTAGAAAAAAGGCAGAATCTGAAGCAGCCGAAGTAGCCGCCGCTGAGGCACTGCGTAATGCAGAATTAGAGAATCTAGCCGCCGGTGGAACTATCAACAGGGCATTAACCACTGATATGGGCATGGACTTTGGACAATTAAGTGGATCCGGTGGCGGTATTTTCTCTGGGCCAGACTCTGGTTTCCCTGTGCTGTTACATGGTACAGAAGCAGTTATTCCAATGGATCAGTTAACTGGTGCTAAGAAAACTGGACCAGTATCGTTAGCAGATGCTGGCCCTACAGCATTTGGTGTGAATGAATATCTTGGATATAATATGGGACCAATGAGTACTAATATATCTACTATATCCAAAATTGCCGAACAAATTGGTGCATTTGATAGCTCAACAAAAACTATAACAGATCCTGATACGTGGAAAAAGATTCTCAGCACTGGTGTTGGTACAGAGTACGCACTTGGCGCAGACAGATTAGGTGGAGCAGCCACATTTGGACCTGAATTTGGCGAGATGATGGGCAAAGCCATTAAAGAAGCCATTTCCGGCCCTAATGGCATGACACTGGATCAAGCACTTAAAGAAGCTATGGCAACGTACCAAACAGCCGCTACAGAACATTTTGAAAAAATGCAACGAGCATTAGAAGAAGGCAACGATATTTCTGGACGCCTATTAAATGCAACTTACTAATTTACGGTAAATATAACACACTAGAGAACGAATTCACATGTCTTGGAAAAAATATTTTAAAACCAGTAATATGCCGGGCTACAGCATTAGCCCTATTTCTGGAGCGACTGCTAAACTAGCAGATCCAGGATATCGCAATTATCAAAGTACGCTACCGGAAGTCTATATTGGGCATCCAAATCGTATTGAGCGTTATAATCAATATGAACAAATGGACATGGACAGCGAAGTCAATGCCGCACTAGACATCCTAGCCGAGTTCTGTACACAAAAAAATAGTGAAAACAATACATCGTTTAACATACACTTTAAAGAGAAACCCACAGATAACGAAGTTAAAATTATCAAAGAGCAATTGCAACAGTGGGTTAGCTTAAACGAACTTAACAAGCGTATTTTTAAAGTAATGCGTAATACGCTAAAGTACGGTGATCAAGTATTCATTCGTGACCCAGAAACGTTTAAATTGTTTTGGACAGAGATGTCCAAAGTTACCAAAGTTATTGTTAACGAAAGCGAAGGTAAAAAGCCCGAACAGTATGTTATACAAGACTTAAACCCTAACTTTGAAAATTTAACAGTAACAGCAGTAAGCACCAGCGACACTTTTGCTAACCACCCACAAGTTGGTGGCCCTAACGGTGCTTATGTACAGCCACGCACTCCATACAGTGGTGGCAATAGATTTAGTCATGCACAAAACGAAGCAGTTATTAATGCCGAGCATGTGGTACATTTAAGTTTAACAGAAGGTCTGGACATTTTCTGGCCATTTGGTAATAGTGTACTAGAGAACGTATTCAAAGTATTCAAACAAAAAGAACTACTAGAAGACGCTATTATTATCTATCGTGTTCAACGTGCTCCAGAGCGCCGTGTGTTTAAAATTGACGTAGGTAACATGCCTCCGCATATGGCCATGGCATTTGTTGAGCGTATTAAAAACGAAGTACATCAGCGTCGTATTCCTACACAAACAGGCGGTGGTGCTACTATGATGGACGCTACCTACAATCCGTTGAGCACAAACGAAGACTTCTTTTTCCCTGTAACAGCAGACGGCCGTGGATCTAGTGTTGAGCCACTACCGGGCGGACAAAACCTGGGCGAAATCACAGACTTGCGATTCTTTACTAACAAATTATTCCGCGGATTGCGTATTCCTAGTAGCTATTTGCCAACATTATTGGACGATGGATCGCAGAGTATAAGCGACGGTCGCGTGGGCACAGCATTAATTCAAGAATGGCGTTTTAATCAGTATTGCAAGCGTCTACAAGCAATGGTTGTGGACAAGCTAGATCAAGAGTTTAAAATGTTTATGCGTTGGAGAGGCATTAACATTGATGGACAATTGTTTGATTTAATATTTGAAGAACCGCAAAACTTTGCACAATATCGCCAAGCTGATATTGATAGTGCTAGAATTGCTACATTTACTCAATTAGAACAATATCCATATCTAAGTAAACGTTTCTTAATGAAACGTTATTTGGGTATGAGTGAAGCTGAACTTTCTGACAACGAAACCATGTGGAAAGAAGAACACGGTGATGTTGAGGGTGCTCCGAGTACTGCACCAAACTTACGTAGTGCAGGTATTACTCCCGGCGGCATTGACACAGATTTAGGTAATATTAATGCCGCTATGCCCCCTGAAACAGGTGCAGAAGGCATGGGTGCTGGAGCACCAGGTGCTGCCCCTGCAGGAACTGGAGCCGCTCCAGGCGCAACACCAGCACCGGGTCTTTAATCATTTTGGGTAAATAATATTATTATGTTTTTAGCAGAATTAGCCAAACCGGCACCTACAGGATACAGCACAGAAAAAGACGACAATTCTGTGCAAAAACTATCCGACCTACGCAAAACCAGACTTACACTTGGACACTTAAACAAACTAAGAATGGCCAACGATGTACGTAAGTTTGAACACGAAAAGAAATTAGAAGCTGTAGCAAAGCAGTATCAACCTGCACCTGAAGCTGGCGCTGCCGGCGGGTTAGGCTTATAATTATTCCTCAAAAACCTTCAAAAAACACCTATATTAAGCAGAAAACTACGTAGTTATGTAAATAACTACACAAAGCCATATTATTAAAGGAGTTCCTATGAACAAATATGAAAAGCTAATTGAATACATCATCAACGATCAAGAAGATCAAGCTCGTGCTTTATTTCACGAGATCGTTGTAGAAAAGAGCCGCGATATCTATGAAAGTCTAATGGACGCAGAAGTTGAAGAAACAGTTGGTGGTAATGCTGTTGATTCTCTAGTTGACGAAATTAGTGCTGACGAAGAAGGTATCAGCGAAAACGACCTAGAAGGCGACGAAGAGTTCGACTTAGATGACGAAGATATGGGCGACGAAGAGTCAATGGATTTTGACGATTCTGGCGATATCGATTCACACGAAGAAGAGCACGGCGACGTTGAAGATCGTGTACAAGATTTAGAATCTGCGTTAGATGAACTAAAAGCTGAATTCGATCAACTAATGGCACAAGAAGAAGGTAGCCATGAGGGTGACGAAGAAGGTGCAGAAGAAATGGATTCCGACGAACAGCCAAAGTTTGGTGAAAGCGTTGAGCAAGTCGAAGAAGCTAAAGAAGGTTCTGGCAAGTCAGGCAGCGGTAAGAGCGGTTCTGGCAAGTCTGGTTCTGGAAAATCTGGTTCTGGTAAAGCAGTATCAGAAGGCGAAATGATGCGTGAATATGTAGAAAAGATTAAAGAGTTCTACAAAGGTGACGCAAGCGAAGGTTCTGAAGTTGCTGACGGCGGTTCCGCTACAGTAAACAAGGACAGCATTGTAGCCGGCAAGAACGACATGGGCGGATCAGCTGGAAACATCGCACAAGGTGGCGATGAGTCTGGTATGAAAGCTCCTAAGGCGAAAGACATTGCTTCTGGTAACAAAAATGTTCCAGGTGCAGATGCTGGTAAATTAGAAAAAGCTCCTTCTGCAAAGAAGGAAGGTTAATTAGGGGACAATAATGGCTTTGTACCTAAAAGAGAATCTAACGTTTGACCGAGCAGGTCTTCAGATTTTATCTGAAGACTCTGCGGACGGAAGTGGCAAGAATCTCTATATGAAAGGGATATTCATTGAGGGTGGTGTTAAAAACGCTAACCAACGTGTTTATCCCGTTCACGAAATTGAGAAAGCCGTGTCGACCATCAACGAACAGATCAAAGGCGGATATTCCGTTTTAGGTGAAGTTGATCACCCCGATGACCTAAAGATTAACCTAGACCGCGTAAGTCACATGATTGAAAGCATGTGGATGGATGGACCATGCGGACATGGTAAATTAAAAATTTTACCAACACCAATGGGTAAACTAGTAGAAGCTATGATGTCTAGTGGCGTTAAACTAGGTGTTAGCTCACGTGGTAGTGGTAATGTAAACGAAAGCAGTGGTCACGTTAGCGATTTTGAAATCGTTACCGTAGATATTGTTGCACAGCCGAGTGCTCCTCATGCGTATCCTAAAGCCATCTATGAAGGCCTAATGAATATGCGTGGTGGTGCTCAATTATTTGAAGTAGCCCGTGAAGCTACTCAAGATCGAAAAGTACAGAAGTACCTTGAAGAAGGCATTACACGCCTTATCAAAGATCTGAAACTATAAGAGGAGATATCCGATGTTAGATGCTATCAAACCATTGTTAGACTCAGGAATTATCAGTGAATCTACTCAACAAGCTATCAGCGAAGCCTGGGAAACCAAGTTAACTGAAGCACGTGAGCAATTACGTGCAGAGCTACGTGAGGAATTTGCTGGTCGTTACGAGCATGACAAAAGTGTTATGGTTGAAGCTCTAGACAAAATGGTTACAGAATCTCTAACTGCTGAAATTGCAGAATTCCAAGCAGAAAAGCAAGCACTTGCAGAAGATCGTGCGAAATTTAATGTTCGTATGACAGAGAGTGCTGGCAAGTTCAACGATTTTATGGTTACTAAACTAGCCGAAGAAATCAAAGAACTACGTAATGATCGCAAAACATACGAGTCTAGCGTTGCTAAACTTGAAAACTTTGTAATCAAAGCGTTAGCTGAAGAAATCCAAGAGTTTGAGCAAGACAAACGTGCCGTAGTTGAAACAAAAGTTAAACTAGTTGCAGAAGCTAAAGAAAAATTAGCCGCTCTACAACAAAGTTTTGTTCAACGTTCTGCACAGCTTGTTAAAGAGTCTGTGGCTAATAAGCTAGAGAATGAATTAACTCAACTCAAAGAAGACATTACTGTTGCACGTGAAAACATGTTCGGTCGTCGTCTATTTGAGGCGTTTGCAAGTGAATTCGCTGTTACTCACTTAAATGAGAACAAAGAAGTTGCTAAATTGCAAGCCACAATCGCAGAAAAAGAGCGTCAGTTGTCTGAAGCGGTTCAGAAAGCTGAAGAAGCATCTGTTGTTGTTGAGAGTAAAGAGAGAGAAATCCGCGTTATTAAAGAGTCTGCAGAACGTAAGTCTACAATGGCTGACCTACTAAAGCCTCTAAACAAGGAAAAAGCCGCTGTAATGAGCGAGCTATTAGAATCTGTGCAAACTGACAAGTTGCAGTCTGCATACGATAAGTATCTACCAGCAGTGCTAGGCAACAATAGTGTTGCAAAGCCAGTGGCTCAAAAGCAAGTAATTGCTGAGAGTCGTGTTGAAGTGACTGGAGATAAATCTGCTAAAACCGTCGCTAAAGAAGATAACGCCAACGTTATCGAATTGAAGCGTTTAGCAGGGCTATAATTTTATACCCTAATTAGGAGAAAAGGTAAAATGACACAAGCATTATTAGAAAGCCGTTGGGGCGAGACAAAAGAAGCCCTGTTAGAAGGCCTACAAGGTAGCCGCCGTACAAGCATGGCAGTTATCCTAGAAAACACACGCAAGCACTTGGCTGAAGGTGCATCTGCAGGTGCAACACAAGCTGGTAACGTAGCTACACTTAACCGTGTAATTCTTCCAGTTATTCGTCGTGTTATGCCAACAGTTATCGCTAACGAAATCGTTGGTGTACAGCCTATGACAGGCCCAGTTGCTCAGAT